TAGTAATGAAGCCACGGGAACCGTAAAGCACCCGTTCTCAGATGTTAACGTAGTTGAAAGAACTCTTTGTGAAGCGACGTTATAAAAACGGCGAATGTAATCTCTTACATGTTTAATGGGTCGCATATGATACGGCTCATCTCTCATCTCTTGATGAGACGAAAGGTCAACCGCTTCTTGTGAATTGACGGGAACAGGAGCTTGCGCTTCTGATTCCGCCTCCCATTCAGAGGATTTTTCAACACTATCTATGGCCAAAACAGGTACCGCAGTAGGTTTATACATACGCAAAGGATCAACAGCATAACCAAAGAAATCGAAATCTTCACCTGCACTAACATAAAGATTAAACTCAATAGTTGTGGGAACTGTTCCATTAATCACAAGAGGTTGATATAAATATATATAATACATTCCATGCTCCAACGCATTAAATTGCAAGTCAGCTGAACACGGCAACACCGACAACGGTGAGCAGAAAGGCATCTTCACAGTGTGAACTTGCCCGCCTGCTGAAAACTCTAATGTTTCTGTCATCAAGTTAGCTACGCTTCCAAAAGATGGATACGAAGTCAACATGTTGACATCTGGAGAGTAATCACGTGCCACTATAAGCTTACAAAAATGGAAATTAGTCATTGAGGATTGCAAATGTATATTTATAGACCCCTTCCAGAAGCGAGACAATCTTGACAAAGTCTGCAAAAGATTTGACGATACTGTAGTAGTTTGAGGTCCTACAGCATCAGTGTACGTCATTGTTCGGTTCTCTTGAGCTGGAGATATAGGCCTAGACCATAATATCGTACCAGAAGGGTCAGATGATGTGACCTTAAAAGCACCAATCCATTGAGGTTTACTAATTATTTCAGAAACCAACATCTCATCAACGTCAGTATCAAAGAAATAATCATCAAAAACTTTCGTAAAATTGCCATAAGGATCAAGCTTCTCGAAGAAGTTTGGAGTGTCGACGAGATTGAAATTTTGACGTGACTGAACCGCAGATCTCCCATCAAGAGAGGGTATTTCTGGATTATGTAAGCCGGTGTACGCTCGTACACCTTCACGAACATAAGCAACACCATCTTTGACTAATCCTTTTGTTTTATCTAAAAGATCGCCTGCAAGCGCATTTACACCTGAAGCAAATGAATCCAAGCTCTTGGAGATAGTAGCCTTAACTCCCTCATAAAAATTTCCGATGAACCCCTCTGCCAGAAAACCTGGGAAAGGAATCCATTCGGGATCAACATGAGGAACATAAAACTCTAACTCTCTAAAAACAACATGAGCCGATACTGATACAGTATTAGAACCTGATGACGGAACACCCAAAGGGTTCAGCACCATTAGTTCTACAGAACAAAAATCGGCCCCAATGTTTGAAGGAACTATTGTCGTATCAGTGAAATCTATAGGAGCTAACTTACTATTTACATAGAAAGGAATCTCCAAAGCTACACTAGTAGATTCATTGGCGTGCAAGAAAACATGAGGAGAAGAAAGGTAGGAATTTATGCGGTTAATGTCACCTCCAAAATTATTTAGGGGTTGAGCTGAAGCAAGAAGTATACCTTGGTGCATAGGCGTTCCAGAAACTTGGAAAACCATAGATATTTTAGCACGATAGTAAACAGAAGCAGTAAACGGAATCTCCGCCAAAGCGTTAGATAACACATCACCGGGAAGTTGATAAGATAGAAGAAGAGTATGCCTTGCGGCAGTATTCGGCCAATCAACAGTATCCAACAAAAAAGGTTTATTTAAAATAACAGAGTAATCCATTTCCAACACTGGAGGAACACAATCCAATTTAGAAGTCTTATCATAACGAATAGGCAACTCTAA